CTATCGAGTACACAATGTATACTCGTGTAGGCGTTCAGATCGAGCAAGCAGACGCATGGGTAGTTGTTAAGAACGTTAAGGTCGCTTCCTAATTTATAGGATTTAGATCTGCAAAAAAGCCCCCTAAATTAATTTTTGGGGGGCTTTTCATTTAAATTTCTTAATGCTATAATTGATTGACGAGAATAAGGAGATTTACATGTCATTTGAGACATTAAAAGTATCTGAACTAAAAAAGGTAGCCGAGGACTTCGGAGTTGAAATCGACGGCTTAAAAAATAAAACAGACATCATTGCAGCGCTCTCAGAAGAGGGAGTAACCTGGGCGGTATATCAAAAGACCGTAAACGATTTAGAAGAGGCAGAAGACATGTCAGTAGAAGTTCTTCCTAAGTTTGATCCTAAAAAGGAACAACCAGAAGATACAGTTTTAGTTAAAATGGAAAGAGATAATTTCCGTTATGACATTCAAGGGTTTACATTTACGAAAGAGCATCCATATATTGCTATGAATAAAGAACAAGCCCAAGCAATTTTTGACAAGGAGGCAGGTTTTAGATTAGCAACCCCTAAAGAGGTTCAGGAGTTTTACCACTAATCTAAGCCTATAAAATGGCAGAGGTATATGTTAATAGCAATTTTCCAGTAAGAACAACAATATTTTATGCTGGAGAACCAACTACACCAGATGGATCAGTAACTGTAGTAGCATATGATATTACAGAAGACCCAGCTGTTATTCCAGCAATACCAACAGGAACGCCAGTATATCAAGGAACTGCTAATTCATTAGAAACAGACCCTGGAACATATCAGATAGTTCTTCCATTTTCATTAACCAATAGGGCTAAAAAATTAGAATTAGCTTGGTCCTATCAAATTAATTCTCAGTCTGTAACACACAGAACTGGTGTAGATATAGTAACACCATACTGCGATATAGCAGATTTATCTCAAGATCTTAATCTAGGATTAGAAGCATCAGATCCAAATTATAAAAATTATCACGAATTAGTAATGGCGGAAAAATATGCTCGTAAAGTTATTGAAAACTATACTGGACAAAATTTTTATTTATATGATGATGTTCAAATAGCATATGGATCTGGTTCAGATATTCTCCCATTACCATTTAAGCTATATTCATTACATGAATTATATGCAAATGATATATTATTGGTTGATAATATTAATGAAATAAACAAATGGATTTTTGATCCAATGATTTCAGAAACAGGATTTGGATTAAGAGTAGATAGATCAGCCTCACTTGATAATACGGTTTATATAGCTAATGGAATGGTTCCACCAACTATTAATGATATTGTTGGCGGAGCATTTAGAAAAGATGTAAGATATAGAGTTGCTGGAAGATTTGGTTGGGAATCTGTACCAGACAATGTTCAGCAGGCATGTATTCAACTAATCGGAGACTACTTTGCTAAAGACAAGGTCTGGACAAATAAATATGTGAAAAGCATATCAACATTTGATTGGGATTTTGAGTACTCTTCAGAAGCATATAGAGGAACTGGAAATGCTTATGTTGACCAATTATTGTATCCTTATGTACTCAATAATATGGTCGTAATATGATAGATTTAATTGATTCTGTTTTAAGCATGAAGTTAGATGTCTATAGACAAACAGACATTCAGGATACTGATACTGGTGCAATAAAAAGAGAATGGAATTATCATAGAACAGTACCATGTCACGCAAAAGGCGTTATTAGCAATTCTGCCACAACAAGATCTAGCGATAAACAAGTTTTTAGTAATAAGTATACAAATGATCAAGTAATTCAAGTAAGAACAAATGAGAAGCTTGTAATGCGTGATAAGGTAACAAATATCCGTGATGCACGAGATAATGTAATTTGGACAGAAATAAATTTTCCATCTGAAACTCCAACAGTATTTGAGGTCATAGGAACTACACCAATAACAGATCCGTTCGGAGCAGTATTGGGATATAATTCTTCGATGAAGAGATCGGAGAATCAGCAAATTGGACTCTAATGTAATGTTAATGCAGGCAGCTAGTGGTCTAGAAAGACTTATGGCTGGCAATCAAAGCGGTGTATTAAAAGATAGTACAGTGGCTCAGATATCTGCATATTTATATTACAATGCTAATGTGATTTCTAAATTAACTGAAAATAAACAGTTTCAAAATAAATTTTCTGAAACCATATTTAATCAAATAAATAAAGATTTTGGTGAGTATATTGACGCAAAGGCAAGAACATCTCCAAGGTCATTACACCATGTTTATGAATGGAAAAAGGTTGGAAATAAGAACGCTAGACTTTTTGAACTAAATCTTATATCTCAAGATGGACTTTCATTTAAAATATCAACTGCATTTAAACCATCACGTTCACTTGTGCCTTTAAGCGGTGGAACAAAACGTAGGCATACGTTTGCTAATAAGGCTACTATAATGGAAGCAGGAATGCCATTAAAAATTTCTCCTAAAAATGCTACTAGATTAGTATTTGAATCTGATGGAGAAACAGTATTTATGCCTAAAGGTGCATCAGTTATGGTTAAGCGTCCAGGCGGACCTGGAGTAAAGAATCAATACTTTTTAGCACACTCTAGATTTTTTACAGGACAATTAGTTAATCAATCAATTAAACGATCTGGATTTCAAAGAATATTTAATGCTGGAGTAGCAAAAGCTCTGAGGCTTCCTACTGGAATTAAAAAAGTTCAATATAAATTTAGTCCAAATTTAATTAGAAATCAAGCAGACGCATCACTTGCGGCAGCATTTGGAGGTGCTCTATGACAGCAAATTTTAAATTAGATGCAATGCTAGAATTGCGTAAATTTTTATGGAATGAATTAAAGACCCGTAACATATTTGATGATGAAGACTATTGGTCAGATAATCTAAATGAAAATATTGTACCAATTGTCCCAGTCCAGCAAACAGCTGAAATGAGCCAATTCCTGAGCGGGAAAAAGCATATAGTCTATGATAAGATAGGCATGTCCTACGAAGACAACTGGATGATATGCTGTGAGCAAATTCTATTTACTATATATTCAACAGACTTCTCGGAAATTAATGAGATCCGAAACTTTATGACAGACCAATTTAGACGCATGGATGAATCTGCTAGGGATATAAATAAGTGGTCTGGACTATCAGATAAATTTAAATTCCACTCTATATTTGTAGCAGACATTTCTCCAACTGCACCATCAGAAGAACTTCAAGGGTTCTTTTCTGCAGAGGTCATTTTAGAAATCAAATACTCAAGGATTTTAGACGGGGTAGGTAGATTCCTCTAAGGTTTGCCTTTTGACCCTTTATGGCCTAAAATTAGACTACAAGAGGAAAGAAGCCTAGCCAGCTTGATTAAAATTTAATAGACAGAATTCCAGGAGGTGGAAATAAAAATATGGCACAAAATACAGGTAACGCCAAAAATATTCTCGTAGGTGCATCGCCACTATTCGTTTCGAATCTTGACGTAACATCTAGCGGGTATGTAGAAAATGCAGAGCCAGGAACAACAGCAGCAGGTGCGTTCGTATCAGGACAATCTTATACAACAACACTTAATGCTATTACTCCAGCAAATACATTCGCATATCGCAACGTAGGATTTACCAATAATGGTCTTCAGATTACATATAATCCAACATATGATTCAGTAACCGTCGACCAGCTTCTTGACACAGCTAAGCTGTTCAAGTCTGCTATGGAAGTTATGATCGCTACTGAAATGTCAGAAGGTACTCTAGAAAACGTTCTAGTTGTATTCGGACAGTCAGATGATCCAACATCAAATACAATTTCAAATACAAATACAATTGTTGAAGATTCAGGATTTGCATCAGGTACAGTAAACACAAAGAAGACACTTGGTCTTGCAGCAGGTGCTCTAGGTATCGCTCCAACAGAGCGTCAGCTAGTTGCAGTTGGACAAGCTCCAACATCAAACGCTGTAGGAACTGAGCGTGTATATTATGCACGTCGTGTTCTTTCTGTTCAACAGTCACAGTTCTCTTTGGCTCGTTCTACTCCAACAACATTTCCAGTAACCTTCCGTCTCCTTCCAACCGCTATGAGCGGCTACGAAGGACAAGAGTACGGTAAGATTATTGACCGTGTATTGGCATAATAGCTAAATAAATGTCGGAGGCCCCCGAAAATTCGGGGGCTTTCTGCTTGTATATGTAATATCATTATGTTATAATAATTTAGACTATCCAAGGAGGATAAATTGGCAACTACAGTATATAATGTAGAAGAAATTCAACTACAAAATGGGCAAACAGCAAAGCTCAAACCACTATCAATTAAAGAGCTTCGTAAGTTCATGGTGGCAATTCAAAAGACTTCTGATGTAACTACAGAAGATGAAACACTTACAATCCTAATCGATGCATGCGCTATTGCATTAGAAAAACAACTACCAGATCTGGTTAAAGATAGAGAAGCACTAGAAGATGCTTTGGACGTTCCAACAATGAATCGCATTCTTGAAGTTTGCGGAGGAATTAAACTTGACGACCCAAACCTTCTAGCGGCAGCGGTTCTGGCTGGTCAGAACTCGATCTAGCCGCATTAGAAGGAGAAGTTTTTCTTTTAGGTCATTGGAAAAATTACGAAGAACTAGAAGAAAATCTTTCAATGCCAGAACTTATAGCTACGCTAGAAGCAATAAAGAAGAGGGAACACGCAGATAAAAAGTTTCAGGCTTCGCTTAAAGGTGTAGATATAGGAGAGTACGAAACAAATGAAGGAGGAACTAAGTTTGATGACATTCGTCTTAGGGCAGCAGGTATAAATGCTAGTTCAGACGATGTGGTATCACTCCAAGGTTCATTTGCAGCAGAAGCTGGATTTGGAATTGGTGCAGGACTTGGATACTCTAAGGAGTAATAACTAAATGGCTGACGAAACAATCAGTACCCGAATAGTCGCTAATGCCGACTTTTCAGCCCTTATTGCCGATGTGCATAAGGTTACTGCCAGCCTATCTAGATTACAAGAACAGCTAGCCAACTCTAATAAGATGTTGGCTAATAATGTTGCGTTAATGAACCGCAACTTTGCAGATACATTAAGAAGTACTGGTCAATACTCAACACACTTTGTAAGTCTAACATCAGATGTAGAAAAATTTGGCAAAAATCTAGATGGCGGTAGACTTAAGTTAAGAGATTATTTTGGTACATTTCAACAGCATGTTAAAACATCTGGCGGGCTAATCAGAGAACTTGCTAGACAGCAAGTTGCTATGCAAAATGCCATACTTCAGCCACTAGGTCGCAATGCTCAAGGATTAATGCAATTTAATGTGCATGTTCCACGAGGACTTGATGAAATAAAGAGTAAGACTGCAATTGCAAGACAAGAATTGCAGATTATGAATCGTGTCATTCAAGACGGGGCAGTACAACTTATTAACTGGGGTAAAAATACTCAATGGGCAGGCCGCCAGCTAACAGTTGGTTTATCATTACCACTAGCAGCATTTGGTAAAGCATCTGCAGATGCATTTAGACAGGCAGATCAAGAACTTACTCGCTTAACCAAGGTTTATGGAGATATTGCTGGAACCACATCGGCAGAACTTGGAAAAGTTCGTCAGGATGTTATTGCTACATCTAAAGAATTGTCTCAAGCATATGGAACAAGTTTTAATGAAATAATTTCATTGGCTGCAGATATTGCTGCTACAGGTAAAAAGGGACAAGAACTATTAGATTCAGTTAAGGAAACAAGCAGACTAGCAGTACTTGGAGAAGTTGATCGTCAAGAAGCAATGAAAGCAACTTTAGCAATTCAAACTGCTTTTCAACAAAATACTGATGAACTATCTCAATCTATTAACTTCCTTAACGCAGTTGAAAACCAAACATCTACTTCTCTAGCAGACCTTGTTGAAGCTATTCCTAAAGCTGGTCCAGTTGTAAAGCAATTAGGTGGAGATATACAGGATTTAGCTTTATATATGACGGCTATGCGTGAAGGCGGAATTAATGCATCTGAAGGTGCAAACGCACTAAAGTCAGGACTTGCTGCTTTAATTAATCCAACAAAACAATCTGTAGGAGTTATGGCAGATTTTGGTATAGATATATTAGGTATGGTTAAAAAGAATGCTGGAGATACAACTTCTCTGTTATTTGATTTACAAACAGCGCTAGATAATTTAGATCCACTACAAAAAGCTCAAGCAATAGAACAGCTATTTGGAAAGTTCCAATTTGCAAGAATTAGTGCGCTTTTAAATAATTTAGGACGACAGGGTAGCCAAACTCTTCAAGTTTTAGATTTAATGAAAACATCTGCTTCTGATTTAGAGGCTGTGGCGGGTCGAGAATTAGCAGCAGTTACAGAATCTGCATCTGGTAGATATAAGAGAGCAATTGAATCATTAAGAGCAGATTTAGCAGGGCTGGGAGA